TGCTGCAGCCCGATGAGCTGCGTCGCTGGCGGGGTGTCAAACGAGCGCTAGGGCTCAGCCTCGACCGTGCCGCCTTGCTGCGCCTGGTGGATCGCTTCCTGGAGCAGTCCGATGGCTGACGGGATTCGAGCCCTGAAGGGCGAGCTTCTCTGGCGGCCAGAGCCGCTTGAGCTCTCGATGAACTGGTGTGGGTTTGATTGCTCTTATTGCTACGCCAACGCACGCAAGCCTAACCGTGTAGTTGATCTGCCGCAGATTATGGGCCTGTTGGCCAACTTTCGAGAGCGTGAAACACGGGAAGCGAAGCTACTGCAAATGGGCTATCCGGTTATTGCAAGCAATCACGTTGATGTATTTGCAGGAACAAATGCCGAACAGTTTGAGCCGATATGGGAAGCTTGTGTAGCGCAAGACGTCCCTATTGTTTGGCAGACAAGGGGAGCGCATAAGCCGCAGCGCAAGATCTTGGACAGGGTTATCAGAGAAGCACCGCGTAGCATTTGGTACATCTCCATTCCGATGTGGGACGATGAGATTAGAAAACGGATCGAACCCAAGGCGCCGCCTATTGGTTATCGATTGGAGTTGATTCAGCAGCTTGTAGAAACGGGGCACCCTGTTGTGGTTGGCATCAATCCCGTGTGTGTTGATTGGTTGCCGGATTACCAGCCATTGATAGACAAGATTAAAGAGCTTGGCGTGTTTGGCGTTTGGTTTAGTGCTTTGTACTTTGGGCGAACGTTTGGTGAATCATTAAGCCAAGAAAAAGTGGACAGAATAACACCTGAGTTAATTGATAGGGCAGGATGCAGGGGGAGTAAGATTGATCACGCTCATATTACCGCTGCTGTTGAATATGCGGAAGCGGCAGGGCTTGCCACGTATTACCACGCTTCAGATAGACCATCGACGCTATTTGATTGGTGGGATCAAGTTTACGGCAAGACAATGCCGATGATTCAACAGCTTATCAATCAAGCGCACGAATGGTACATAGGAGAACAAGAAGACTACATCGTAATTCAAAAGCACGAAGCCATAGCAGCCATGTCAGAACTTCCGGCCGGCTTTAACTATGGGCCATTCTTTCATTCTGATGTAAAGCAGTTCAGAATGATGGCGGGATTGCCCGCTGGCGCTTCGCTGCCTAAGTTGAATGCCGAACAGTTTTGGGATTTCTTATGGAACTCTGAATACTTCTCCGCCAAGATGGGGCCATTAAGTTGTAGGTGTTTCGCCTACGCATCGGTGAAGTTCGGCAAGGATATTACGCCAATCTATGACGGGGAAGACAGAGTAATGGTTTACCGTCCTGGCGGCTTTAAGCATCGCTACGCTCACACTCCCGACCTGGCGGAATGATTACCTATACTGAATCGGAGTACGGTCTCTTTTCATGGCCTATTACTACGGCAACGCCAACCCCGGCGGCGGCGGCGGCAGCGCTTTCCAGCGTAGCTCTGGCGGTCAACTGCGCCCAGCCACCCAGGGTCGAGAAGCCCGCGCTGCGTTCCGCAATCGCCAATCCAATCAGCGGGCTGATCGCAGGTCGGAGCGCATGGGCGGCGGCAGGGCATGAGGCTAACGCCTGGGGGTTCGCGTGAACCTCCAGGCCTACGCCAACCACCGCAAGGCCCATGGCCTGATTGGCCAAACGCGCGTCAGCGTCCTGCGGGCAATCAACTCTGGGCGCCTAGAGGAGCCGGCTGTCAGGCGTGAGGGTAGGGGATGGGTGATCAATCCCGCTCTGGCGGATGAGCAATGGGCCACCAGGAGCGGCACGACGGTCAACAGCCCCAGGCCTCCTGGCGCAGCGGTCAGGTCACCAAGGCGGCAGGCATCTACCGCTCCGCATCCTCCCGCACCTGGCGGCCCCAGTTACGCGGAAGCGCGACGCGCCAGGGAGGTCTACAGAGCCGAGCGAGAGCGGCTTGAGTTGATGAAGGAGAAGGCTGAGCTAGTGTTAGCTGCCGAGGTGAGGCAGGAAGCTTCTCGCCTAGCACGGCAAGTACGTGATCTGCTGTTAATCATTCCCAACAGATTGGCGGCCAAACTTGCCGGCATGACGGATCAGGATCAGGTTAGATCAGAGCTTCAGGCTGAAATCGAATCAGCGCTACGAGGGCTAGCCGATGCCTGAGGCTGCGCCCCTTTACAGACAGGCCTTTGTCAAAGCGCTACAGCCGCCGCTCAACCTGACAGTCAGCGAGTGGGCGGATAAGGAGCGAATTCTTACGCGGCGATCCACATCAGAGCCGGGTCTGTGGCGAACTGATCGCGTTCCGTTCCTGAAGGAACCGATGGACTTACTTAGTCCTCGGGAGCGAAAAATAAAGCGGGTTGTGCTTATCTTTGGCTCGCAGTCTGGGGCAAAAACCGAGTGTGGCCTCAACTGGCTAGGTCGAACGATCGCCATGGATCCCGCGCCGTTCTTGGTGATGTTTCCTACGGAAGCATTCGCTAAACGTCAGATCAGGCAACGGCTTACACCATTGTTCAAAGACACTCCAGCTGTAGCCGCTAAAGCGATAAGCAGTAAATCGCGCGATGCTGCTAACGCCATGTTCCTGAAGGAGTTTGAGGGCGATATGCTGCTGAGTATTATCGGCGGCAACAGTGGTAGCGCAGCCCAGGGTATGCCGGCTCAGTATCTATGGGCTGATGAAGTTTCGTCATTGCCGCTAGAGATTGATGACAAGGGCGATCCCTTGGAGAATGCTGAGGCCCGTCTCACCAATTTCCCAGATCGCAAAACCCTGCTCACCAGTACACCGGGAACTCGGGGCGCCTGCCGCATTACCGCAGAGTTCGAAACCCGCAGCGATCGCCGCCGCTACCGCGCGTTGATGCCATGCTGTGAGGCATTGGAGGTGCTGCGCTGGGAGCACTTCGTATGGGACCGTCACGATGGTGATGTGTGGTGTCAGTGCCCAGCGTGCAATGAGCGCGTGGCTCAACACCACAAGGCGACCATGCTGGCGGGCGGAGAGTGGAAAGCAACCGCCAAGGGTGATGGCGAGACCGCGGGGTTTCATCTGCCTGGCTGGTATGCGCCCTACGGGTGGTTGATGTGGGAGAAGATTAGAGACGAGTTTCTTAGGGCTAAGACAGACCACCTTCTCCTGAAGGGCTGGGTAAACAAACGCGCCGCCGAGGCCTGGGAGGATGCCCTAGAGAATCTGTTCAATGCCGAGGGCCTGGCCAAGCGCCGACAGGACACAGCAGCCGGCAACAACTACCCGGCTGGCAGCGTGCCGGATGGCGTGCTGGTGATCACCGCAGGCGTTGATGTGCAGGGCGGCGGCGGGTCGATCGGTGAGCGCATCGTGGTGACTCTCTGGGGCTGGGGCCGGGGCGAGGAGGGTTGGCACATTGGCCACTGGGAGATCCATGGCGATCCGCAAGGCGATGAGGTTTGGGATCAGCTCGACCGGATTGCCGACACCAAATGGAAACGGAACGACGGCACTCAGCTGTCGATCATTCAGGGGGCCATTGACGATGGCGGCAACGCAACCCACCGCGTCCGCGACTACTGCCGAACTCGCGGGAAATGGGTGCCGGTCAAGGGCGGCAGCCAGAGCGGCAAGGCCATCATCGGCAAGGGCCAGGCCGTAGACATCAACCGCAAAAATCAGGCGATCCAACGGCATTCGGTGCTGCTGTATCCGATCGGCACCGACACCAGCATGGCGCATTTGCAGGGCCGCCTACGGAGCGACACACCGGGTCCGGGATACCTGCACCTGGGCGAGGCCTCAACTGATCAGTTCCTGGCGGAGCTCTTCCCGTGGAAGCGCCGGCCCCGGATGGTGAAAGGGTTTACCCAGTACGAATGGTTCCTCCCGCAGGGCGAGCACGACGAAGGCGGAGACTGCACCCGCTACGCCTACGCGGCCCTGCAGCTGGTGGCCCGGCGATACAACCGGGCGACGATGTGGGATCAACTGGAGGCGCAGCTGAAGGAGCCAATGCAGACGACACAGGTACAGCGACGCAGATCCACCTACCTAACTCAGTAGCCTGTCAC